GTGCGCAAGGCATTGCATCGGATTTCGTAGCCATCCTCTGTGTCTCCTCGCCCTGTGTGTATCCATTGCCGGACATCGTAGGTCGGATCCATGTAGTGATATTTTCCCACCGCTTGCTGAGCCATCCAGCCCTCAAGAATTTTCTCCGGATCTCTGGGCTTGACCCTTGCTTCCGGATAAGTCAAGAAGGCACAGCTCAGAGCTGCGTGAGATGCCTTGATCATGTCGCTGGCATTGAGCGTGATTTTGTATCCCATCAGGCACACAGCCAGAGTTGATAGTCGTAGTGATAGAGCTTGCGGAAGCTGATGGTCTGCATCACTCGCGGATTCCACTTCGCTTTGAGCAGCATCTCTTCAATGTCATCGACTCCCCAGCCCCAATAGTGCTCTGGATTGGAGTCATCCGATTCATCAATGGGAGTGCTCAAGACCAGTAGATTGGACTTCTGCCGAATCTTGCGCAAGACGAAATCTGGATCATCCAAGTGCTCCAGAGTCTCCGAGCAGATAAAGAGATTCACCATTGGTATCTCGTCAATCGTCTGCTCGATGGCTCCTGTATAGTCATAACCTGGAGCGAAGTCTCCAATGAATTTATCTGGCACATCCAGGGCATTGATGATGCTGGCATCTCCGGCACTCAAGTCTGCTGCGCTTGTCGCGCCCTCTGATGCCCATCGTGCCAGCGCAATTGTGCTCGCCACTCTCAGCTTGTGATCTGCCCACTTGCGATGTTGATGCGGCTCTGAGTAAATCTTCGCCAGCTCTTGATCTGTGTGCTTTTCTCTCAATCGCTTGCGCATCAGTACCACCCACCCACGCCACGATGATCCGCTCGACTCATCCAAGCGGCGAGCGCGCGACATGGTGTGTTATATCTGTGCTCGATATAGCCCAAGCCCCAATCGACTTGTGCCAGTGGATCGCTCAAGAATTTTTCCTGCTGCGCTTTTGTATTGTGTTTCATGTGTCTTTGTGGAATGCCCATGTCATGTGTTGCCGACTTGGCATTGCTGCGCCAGTTGGATTCTTTTGTCCAGAGTGTATGTAGGCATTGGTATTGCTTTTCAGAGAGTTGTCCCTGAGCATATTGTTGAGGATTTGGTAGTGATAAACAGATCATGCTAACGATAAATAATAAAGAGATTTTCATGGTATCTCCTAGAGGAGAGAATGAGATAAGAGGTAATAGATTGATCAGAATCCAGAGATTATGAAATGCCCCCCCTTCCCCCCCAGAAGAATTTTCTGAGCGGGAGGAGGACATCATCTGGAATGATCGTTGATCGTCATCCTTCGATTGATGTTTCTGCCCCAGGCTTTCGCCCGACCCGTGCACCCTCGCGCACAGTGGTGAGGATAGAGCATGAGGCAGAAAACAGTCACATGACACGCTAGAGATAGGAGTAGTAGTCACAATTCCAGCACTCCTGCATCATCTTGGTGAAACTGATCACCATGCGTTTGCCACATTGAGGACATCGTTGGCCATTGACTACTTCAACAGCCCTAGCAATACCATCAGAAGCCCTGTGAGGCTCACTGACGAGATTTATTTCTTCGCTGGCCATATTTTGCCCGTCTTTGCATCAAGAGGCTGACAGCCCTCTGCTTTCTCTGGACAGAAGTAGGCAGCCCACTTGCCATCTTTGGCTGCCTTGTATTGGCGCTCTCCATGTTCACAGGATCCCGCCAGGATGTCTTGATTGATTTCTATGCGCGAAGTGCTTTCCAGCGCCCAAGGATCTTGATCCATCGGTGGTGAAGGAATGCTGCGTACAACAGCCAAAGAAGTCTCTGGTACTTCTGTCATCCAAAGATCCAGCGCCACGCCAAAGCGCATCGCTGCGTTCTTGATGGCATCAGAGATTGCTGTCTTAATGGCATCTGCGCCTTTTTGATGTGGCTCGGATGCGCCATATCCAATGCGAGTGACTCCCAAGATGCTCAGGCGAATCCATAAGCCTCCATGAGAATCTAATTTTGGCATTCCACACTCATCCGTTGCCATAGGCAGCCAAGTCCATGCAGGATCAACTTGTATCAATCGGTCAGTGACCAATGCGTGATTGATATATCCAAAGTCTCTGCCATTGATTGTTTTATATTCGATAAGAGCTTGCGCAAAGGGACTTCTCAGTGCGACAGCATCATCAGGAGTCATCAAGCCGCTCTCCTTCTCTTCACAGTCGGACTGACCACTCGATAGACATGTCCACTCGGATGAATGGATGGTGGTGCGACCACATAGCCATTGTGTTTAATGTCAATCCCTTGACGATATTTGCCAGGGAAATGCGCATCATCTGCTGTGTCGTAATAGAAGTGATAGCCATTACCTGTGCGCACAGTCAAAGTCGGAGCAAGCCCCTGAGTCGTACCGCCAGAGCGTTCATCGACATCAAAGACCACCAAGCCACTGGGAGCGCAAGCAATGCCGATATTCAGATTCGGTCGCGCTGACCACCACTTGATTGCCAAATTCGGATCATTGGTAGCGGATTTATAGCCATTCGGAGCAAACTTGAAAAATGGCTCTTTTCCTTTTTCTTGCAGTGGGAGCACAAACCAGCCTTGAGCAATATAACTCAATGCATGTTCTAATATTTTGTTCATCGCTGTGAACTCACATGGCGAGAGATTGCACGGCCTCGTTGCAATCCATCTTTATATCCTGATCGATAGCCCACGAGCATTCCCACGAAAATCGTGGTCAAGATAGTGATTGTCAATGTGACAATCTCGAAATTACTCATTTTCGACTCCTTCCAGTCGTGCCTTTATTCTACTACCAGGCGTAGGCATTTAAGGCAAGTGCCACGCCTTCTGCCAGAGATATTTCTGGAGTGTAGAAATCCATCATCCGGCGTGGTGAGCCCACGCGATATTCGACTCCTTTGGGCTTATCTCCCAAGATTCGATACTCGGGTCGGTAGCCGACCTGGATGCTGACGATATTGGCCAACTGGCGAAAACTGTGACCAATACCTGTGGCCAGATTGACCGGCTCATTGACCTTACGACGTGCCATGACCATACTTGCTCGCACGATGTCGGTGATATGTATCCAATCCCGCACAGTCGAGCCTGAGCCCCATATATCAAAGGGATCAGCTCGCATCATCCCTCGTTCAATGAAGGATGGGAATGGATAATCCAGATCTTGTGTCGCTCCATAACCGGAAAAAGGTCGAAGAGTCGTAATAGTCAAATTCTCCTTGCGTAGATGATTCATCAACATCTCACCAGTAAGTTTTGCCCAGCCATAGGTCATGTCCGGATTGCGGATGGCCTCAAGATCAATATCGCCTTCCTCCAGGGTATGTCGAAGAGCGAGGCGTTGCAAAGAGATTGGATAGGCCGCAGAGGAGCTGAAGTAGAGAATGTGACCTGGGCGAGTACGGAGCGCCCATTGCGCCATCTCCGCATCAATGGCCAAATCTACGGCCAAGGCCAATGGTGAGCCTTCAATCAAGGCTCGGCCTCCGACCACAGCAGCCAGATGAATGACTAGGTCGTATCGTGTGGTATTACTGCGAAAGAAATCTCGCACATCATTGCCATCTTTAATGTCAATCACATCAATGTGATCGGCTCCCAGATCGTGTTGAAGGAAATGTTTGCCGACAAAGCCATGCGCGCCTGTGAGCAGAATTTTCATGTGAGCCTCAAGACCAGTTTTTGATAGTCCTTTGATGAGATGTATCGCTCAAATCGCGCCCTGTCTTGTTCATAGATCTCTTGACTATTGACTCGCACATATCCCTCATCCACATCTGCCTTACCAATAATCGGATGACAGTGCTCAATGATGCAATCTGGCAAATAGGTCAGACGGCCAATATCCTCTCCCAATCTTTTCCAGAAATTATCCAAATAAAGATGGACAAAGCCTTCCGGCACCATTCCATCTAACTCTGCTGCAATGATGCCTTCCATCCCCACAGCAGTCGGAAGATTCTCGCGCTGGAATAAATCATCCCCATAGACCAGTCCACCACGATCTTCCAAGATGTCAATCCAAGCTTGATCCCAGCGATGCGATCGTGGTCGATGGTCATCACCTAGGAAGGCATAATGTGTGAAAGAATGCTCGCGCAACAGTTTTTTTACAGCTCTATTAAGCGGAGCGGCCATTCCTTTGGATTCCCTGCGAAAGACCATAAGATTTTCTGCGATTTTTTCATATTCTTTGAGCGATGGATCATCATGATCACAAACCACAAACATTGGTGATTCTGTCATCGTCTCGATAAGTGCTTGTTGCAATTCAATGATGTTTTGCGGCCTGCCGCGTGATGGCACAATTACTGCCATCGTGGCAAAGTCATTGCGTTGAATGGTTTGCATGTTTTCCTTCCGTGTAATTATTCTGGAGAGTAGATCTTTCCCGACCAAATGAAACTACCATCCGATCGCATTGGTATGACAGAGGGACTGACAAATTTCCCTGAAATTTCCAACATACCAAATCCTAGTTGCCAATTAGCAGCGCCCCTGGGCTTCAAATAGCCTGCTTGGCTCATTCGCATGAGATGCCCTACCTCCATCCCAAATCGGCTCTCCACGCGCCCGTTAAAGCCCTTAGATGACCACACTAGCCCCTGCCTGTGCGTGTGACCACAGACAATAGACTTTCCGGTCATCTCCATCAATTTTAATGCGGTCATGCCAGAGACTTTGGAGATATTGCCTTCATCCCCATGCGCAAGCAAGACATTGGGAGCAATCTCTGCCATCTTAGGATGCCAAGTGATGTTCAATTCTTTAATGCGAATCAGCTCTGGATAAGTCAATCCACGCAACGAAGCAATCGCTGGTGCTTTGCGTTCGATATAACGCTCCAAGCGATCTGTGTGATTACTTCTGACGAGATGGAAAGGCTTATCCTCCCCCAGAGCCGCGCGGAATGCTTTGAGAATCTCATGTGTAGCATCCAAGTCATTTTGGATGCGCGTGGAATATTCTCCGCGTGAGCCATCTGTCCAACGGCTGACCATAGGCAAATCCGCCTCATCGCCAACGCATGCCAATGCATCGGGCTTAATCTTCCTAATGAAAGTCAAGAGAGCTTGTGTGGCTCCTGGGTGGTGATAGGGAATCTGCCAGTCACTGATGATGACGATGCGTCTAGTCGAAGTCATCCTCGTTCATCTCGTCAGGGACATCTTCATAGAGATCATCGTCATCATCTTCTATTTCTTGATCATCGATAATCGTATGAGCTGGCCAATTCCATTCCGGAATCTGATTGAGAATCAAGTCAAATGCTTCCGCGCGTGTAAATCCGGCCACGATGTATGCCTGCAAGAGCTTATGCGCTTCACGCGCATAAGACATCATTGGATTGAGAGGCTCACTGATGAGAATAAAGTCATCATCTCTCTGGATGGCCATCTCAAGTCCTCTCGCCATGACCTATGATAGCGACTTGTTTAATAGAAGCCGATAAATCTCATCCACGCGCGATTCCACGCCTCTAATCTTCTCGTCTAATCCGTCAATCTTATCGCGCATGCTATTTCCCGAATTAGGCCGCAGCTCGCTCAAATAGTGCTTAACAAGAAATCGGACAAGACCGGCAATACTGGTCAAAATGGTGATAATGATGGTGACTAGAGCAATCCAGTCACTTGTGGTCATTTCTTCTTTTTCTTCTCAATTTCATCCAAGCCAGCCTCTAAGGCATCAGCGAGAATGTCATCAAGATCCTTGTTCGCCTTGTGCGCTTGCAAAGCCGCGCGAAGTGCAGGAATAGCCGCAATAGTAAGAATGCCCACGATAGTCATCCAGACGATGTCCCAAGTCATGCAATCTCCTCAAATGATGGAATGCCGAATCCTACTATGCTACCGCCTTTAGCGTATTTTCTACGCTTTCGCATCACTTCTCCGCCATTGCGTTGCGATCCATTGGAAGAAGTGTTGCCTTCTATTGTCTCACACCATCCTTTGCCAAGGTCTTTCACCACGATTCCGACATGAGAAATCCGATTGACATTGTCATCAGGAAAATCAAAGTACGCAATCCATCCTGGCTCTGGCTTGGCCGGAGCATCTGCCCATTTCTTTGCCTTCTTGAAGGCTTGTGATCCTGCGACTGTCGAGACAGTATTGGGAATCTTGACCTTTGCCTTGCGAGCGCACCAATTGACAAATGATCCGCACCAGGGCAAACCATTGGCCTTCATCGCTTCGCCATACTTGGTCAGATTGTCGAATTGCTCTGTGTAGCCAATCTCATTCTCAGCGATAGCAATCAGAGCTGCTGCTGTGGTCATAGCGTGGCGAGAATTGCTTTGGCTTTCGTCATCTCCAGAGTCTCAGTGCGTATGAATTTTTTGCACTGATCGGCATACCACAATTTAGACAAGAGCTCGACATCATCAAGATCTTGCACTTTGGCAATCTCCTCATGCTGATTAGCCGCGTCTCGATGTGCCAGGAGTCGCTCTGGCCATTCTGTTGGAAGTGTGGCAAGTATCGCTTGGTAGCGAGCAATATTAGACTCGTACGCCGCTACTTCTGCTTCTCTTGTTTGTTTTGGTGTCATTTCTGCCATCGATTTCTCCTTTTAGTTGAAACTCAAAACATTTCCTTCACCAGTAGGAAGCGTAGCAGGATTGGAATATTTTGTGCTGAAGCCTGCTGACCAGGCATAAGCCGCGATGAATGGAGTTGTTGAATGACCAAAAGCGACAGCTGCATCGGAAGATGACCACGACACTCCGCGCGCATTGTCAGGCATTAGACTGGCTGGATCAGCGTATTTCGTACCAAAGCCTGCCGACCAGGGATATGCTGTGGTATATGGTGTCCCACCATAAGCAGTAATAATATTTGATCCAGATCGACTGAATTTGACATCCGGATTTCCTAATCCACCAGCCGGTAAGGTCGCTGGATTGGCGTATTTCGTACCGAAGCCTGAACTATACGCATACGCCACGACATAAGGAGAGCCCGCACCCATGACCGCTACATCAGCAGATAATCTATTGTCCACTCCCGTATTGACATTTGGTGGCAAAGTCGCTGGGTCGGCTCTTTTCGTACCAAAGCCTGAACTATACGCATACGCGCCTATAAAGGGACTAGAATCTTGTGTGAATATTACATCCGCATCATTGGCCATGAAAGTAACATCCCTGGCTTGGGTTCCAGGCAAAGTCGCTGGGTCGGCTCTTTTCGTACCAAAGCCTGCCGACCAGGCATAAGCGGATATGAATGGGCTTGTGGCGTGACCGATGCATAGATTTGTGCCAGTAGAATCCCAACGCAATCCAAATCCTGTTCCTGGAACTGCACTGGCCGGATCAGCGTACTTCGTACCGAAGCCTGCCGACCAGGGATATGCTGTGGTATATGGTGATGTACTGTGTGCTATGGCTACCGCTGTGCCATTTGGAATAAATTGAGCAGCGCGACCAGTACCAGTAGGAAGTGTTGCCGGATCAGCGTACTTCGTACCAAAGCCTGCCGACCAGGGATATGCTGTGGTATATGGTGATGTGCTGTGTGCTAACACGACAGCATTTGTACCTGTTGCCGTGATTCCACTTGAGGCAAAGATTCCAAGAATTGTCGAGCTCAAGAGATGCCGCCCACCACATACCATGTGTCGCTGGCCACTTTCAAGAGACTTGCGGCCTTGAATTGTCCAGTAATCACTGGATTCGTTGATGTCGCTCCAGCACTTGCCAAAGTCACTCCAGATCCTTGAATGATTGAGAGTGTGCCAGTTGCGCCAGTCTTGATGATATTGACCACGCTTCCTGTGGTCATGGCCACGCTGGAATTGGGCGGCACTGTGATGGTCACTGTGCCAGTGGTCGAATAGACGATGAGCTTATTGTCTGCATCAGTGAGCACCAAAGTGTCGCTTGTCGCTGTCACTGTGCGCAGCGTGAGATTTGCAATCGAATTCATCTGTGCTGCTGTGAGCACCTGACCAGTGGTAAATGTTGCCATTTTCTCTCCTTCTAGGCGTAAGCCAGCGAATCCTCATCGAGTACGCCATCGACAGTCGAATCCAAGACGAATCCTACCGCGAAGGGCTGTGCTGTGGTGAAGATTGTGACAAATGAGTTGGGCGTTATGTCGTAGCCCACACCAGTGATGACAGTCTGACTGACCACATTGCCGGATGGATAGGCTTGAGTCACTTGTATCGGATCAAAGACATCAAGTGAAAGAGCTGCCGTCACTCTTGTCGGATCGGCGGCATCAAAGGCATCTACTGACATGGATTCCATGCGCAAGTCTGCTCCGACTTCTTTGCGGCTGGCGATGATCATCTGCGCTTGATTGAGCGCATCGGCATCTGTCTGTGCGATGGAGCTGCGAATCCTCGAATGGTCAAAGTAGGTCAATTGACTTGTGGCATCAGTGGCCGTCTGTGGTGTGCCGCCAGAGATGGTGACTGTGCAATTGTTGATCAAGCCAAAGTCTGACAGATCAAAGGAAACGGCTTGATACTTTATTTGACCCACTGCGCCACTATCACTGAAATTAGTGTAAGCCTGTGCCTGAAGCGTGATGATGTCATTGCGACTCTTGAATGTGGCATATCCATTTTGATCCATGTAGAAGGCTCCAAGTTCTGTCGATTCAACTGTCTGACATGCAGCGAGCGCGCTTCGGCTTGTGCCTGCATCGGCCTGGACAGTAGTGGTGGCAGTGGTCGAGATGGATCGCATTCCGCCAGGAAAATCGGCAGCATCAAGGATTGATGTGATTCTTTGAGCTGTGGTCTGACCGGCTGTGCCGCCGGAGACTGTGGTGATTGTGGCTAGATTGAGAAGTTGAAATCCATCAACGCATTGGAGATCGACATACGCAGGATCAAAGCCAGTCGGCGATTGATACTTCCATGACTGCACATACATGGAGCCGAGCGCATATTGAGTGCCGCTTACATTTGTAGCAAGGAAGCGAATCTTGCGCATCGGCAGGATTTTGCCGTAAAGAGCTCCACTTGTGTTCGCCGGATTGAAGAGCCCAGTCTGATCAACAATCCTCACAGTTGCAGATCCGGCCAAGAAGGAATCAGCCGCGCGATTGTAGGCTCTGCGGATGTTTGCTCTCAGCACATATTGAGTGACATCTAGTGTCTCGGATGCTGCTGTGCCGAGCACTGCGGTATCGAGCGGAGTAGTCGGATCATCTAAGACCAAAGCCGGATCAAAGGTCGCTCCATTGGAGAAGTCAATGATGCACTTGAAGGTCGCGCCTGCCACTTAGCGCCCCAGATTGGTCAAGCCAGAGCTTGTGCCTGCTCTGTTGCGCTCATAGAGTCCATTCGCCACTGCATCAATCAATTCATTCTCTGTAAAGACATTCCCTTGGACTGTCACATAGACCTGCACAGCTTGACCACCTTGACCAATATCAATCAATCGCAGCTCTGGAGTCACTGTGCCCAGTCCAGCCTGCTGTGCTCGCGCTGCGGCTTCTCCTGCTCCTAGTCTTTCCAGTTGAGCGCGGAATTGCTCCTGTGACTGCAATCCAGTGCCAAAGGGAGACATTCCTTGAGTTGCCGTACCAGGAGCCATAGGTAGCTCGACTCCACTCTTGGTCGTATAGAAGACAGGAATCTCGACCTTGAGCTTGTTCAATTCTGCAATCTGAGCCGCCACGCTGGATGCTCTTGCCGCATCAGCATTGGCCAACTTTGCAATCTCTCCTGCCTGAGTCATCAGCCCCTTGTTGCGCTCATCATCCAACGCATTGAGCTTGGACAGAGCCATCTCGTCATCTTTGTAGCCATCAGTTTTGATGGCCATAAGAGCCTGGACTCTGTTCTTTTCTTCTGTCGTGGTCGCATTGCGCAATGCAGCAGCAAGCTGGATATTGTCCATGTCAAACTTCGCGGCCAGTTTTTTCTTTATTTCGTCTTGTCGATCTTCTTCTTTTTTCTTTGCCAATGCTGCGGCTGCGGCCTTTGCTTTGGCTAGAGCAGCAGCTTTGGCCTTTGCTTCTGCTGCGGCAATAGCTTTGGCTAGTGGATCAGAGGCTTTGAGAGCCGCCAGATATTTTGCCTCTGCCTCAGCTTTGCCCTTGGACATGGCAAGACTTTTGGTCTCATCTCTGGCCGCAAGAAGAGCATTGGCCATTTCCAGATTGGCCACTTCACGCTGACCACGCTCTTCCAATTCGCGGCCGATGATGTTGAGAATGTTGTATTGCTTGGTAATTTCCACCAGTTTGCTAAAAAATCCGCCAGTATTTTCATCAATGACTCCGAAGCTCGTCTTGATGTCTCGAAAAATTCCAGCCAAGCCAGCCATGACATTACTTGTCCGAGTTGCCAGCGTTTC